TCTCGCCAGGTAAAGAGGAGAGACAAGTCGATTCTCATCTTCTCCCCCTCACTGAATGATTCATAACTAAAATCTTCATGAATGGGGGACTTCACCGTTTCTTTGAATTCTTCATCCAAAGAGAAGTTAATATAAAAGTCCATCAACTGAAGATACTTGTTGATCTGCTGATTCATAAGAGGCAGATATCTCTTAATAATTTTGGATTTTACTCCTCCATCCTTCATTAAGGAATGTGCGAAATCGTGGTAAACGTTATTCTCTTTTTGTTTAGATTGTTGGGACTGAAGACCCTCCAGTTCTTCGGTTAGTTTTTCTAGTGCATGGCGTTCAGTATTTCTATTCTCAAGTTGCTCGGTAATAGTTTGAATTTCTTGCTCCAGATCTCTTGTTCGGGACTGAATACCTGAAATCCTAGTATTGTTTTTAGAAATGTCATGCGTTAAGTTTGTAGCCTCCCTAGAAAGAACCTTGAATTGGGTTTGCTTATCCTCTTCAAGTCTGATGGCCTCCTCAATTTCTTCAAACCCCTTTTGGAGTTCTTTTGCTTTAGACTCGGCATCATTAATTCTATTTAAGCGAAACGATTCCTCAATATGCTGATCACAAGTGGGGCATACCGTATTCTCTGCGAAAAATTTATGTTCCTTAGTAATTGTTGATACTTTCTGTTGCAATTTACCACGAAGTGTGCCAAGTTTTTTAAGTTTCTTGTCAGGACTTGTGAAAGATTCGATTCTTGTCTGAACAGATTCCAATTCCCTATTTTTAAATTCATTCACTCCGAGAAGATCATTCTGCTCTTTCAAATTTTGTCTGATTTTTTCATTCTTATTCTTAATATTTTCCTTTCCCCTGTTCTCAAGTTCCTCAATAAAATTATTCTGCATCTCGATCTTTTCTTCCACAAGATCTCTGCGAATAGTGAGTTCACGAATGCTATCATTGGTGCTACGAATTTTCTCACGTAGAATGTTACTCATGTGAGAAAAGATCTTGATGTCCAAAAGATCTTCAATAATTTCACGACGACTTCCTGCTGGAAGTTGCATGAAAGGAACAAACGATGCACTACCCAGGATCACAATCTGAGTGAATGACTTATAGTTTAATTTGAGAACATTCTCTTCCAACCACTTCTGCTGATCCGCTGCTGCTGCGTTACGATCAAGAAGTTCATTGTTTTTGTAAATCTCAAATACGTTTGGTTTGATACCACGAATAATTTTCCAATCAATTGAATTGGTAGTGAACTCAATTTCAACTGAGCAATCTTTTTCATTGACAGCATTAATTAACTGAGACTTATTGATTTTACGAAATGGTTTGTTGAATAAAACAAATGTCAGTGCATCGAGAACGGTGCTTTTGCCTGCACCATTTGTTCCGATGATAAGATTCGTTTGTGCATCAGTAAAATCAATCTCAGTAAACTGATTCCCGGTGGATAGGAAATTACGCCATCTTATCTTTTGAAATAAAATCATACTCTCTAGGGGGAATCACGAACTCTTCTGGACTGATAATTACATATCGGTAATTATACACGTTACAGGTGTTTATTGCAACCTCATCTTCAACCTCTATCACAGACATTTCTGGGTAGTCCTCTGCCTCTAGAAGACCAGCGTATCTCTCAGCATCATCCTCTTCTTCAAAGAGGTATAGCGCCTTCTCACCATCCTTATCCAGGACTGAATATGCACCCTCATCTTCTTTTCCAGAAATTGTGATTAAAAACATTATTCCATCTCGCAAGCTTCCCGATACACTTCCCTCATTAAATTTTTAACAATATCCTTATCAAGATCAAAATCTGAGTCATCAATGTATTTATTTAAATATGTTAAAGTGTCTTCACACTCATCACCACTTAAAGAAACTTCTTCATCATTGATTGCAAAGTTCTCAATAACTTTTAGATCAACACATCCTGCTTTGTCAATCTTGTCAATGAACTTTTCAAAATCTGCTTGACTGGATTTTTTACGGACAATTACCTTGACAATCTTTCCAGCATATGGCAGTGGATTAAAAGTTCTGTAGTTGTTATCTTCGTAATAAATTTTTTCAAAGATAGTGTAAGGATTTTCAACAAATTCAAGTTCATGAGTTTCAGTATCGAAGATATGGAATCCTCTCTTATCATCCACATCATTCCAGAACATCTGATAAGGGTTTCCCAGATAGAAAATCTTACCATCATTAGATCTTGTATGATAGTGTCCTGAATACACAAGATCAAACTTTTTAAAGATGGATGGATCGTGACCATGATCCATTACCTGACCTTTATATGCCTCAAATCCATTCAACTCAAGATGTCCCATGACAATCTTTGCTTTGGATTTTTTTAGAACATCAAGAGTTTGGTCTTGATTATCCTGGCAAATCCAAGGAACCAAAAGCATATTTGCTCCACCAATCTTATATTCTTTTGATTCTGAAATTGGAATTACATTTTTATACTGACTCAACAAGCAGTCTACAGAATTAACATTGTTGGTATTCTTATAGTAGGCGTCATGATTACCAACAATGTTATACAACTTAATTCCCAGTTCCTGAAATCTATCGTACACATTTGCTTTTGCCCAGTCCAATGCCCAGAAATCAATAGACTTACGACTATCAAAGGCATCACCTAAATGGACTGCTACTTTGATACCTCTCTCCTCAAGAGTTGGAAAGAAAATATCATCATAGAATTTTTGGAAGAACTCATGAAATATTTTACTGCCCTTGCGAGCACCAAAATGTGTATCAGTTATCAGGGCAATTTTCATGAATAAAGTTTGGACTGAATGTTTTCCTTGATGGTATTATAGTCGGAAGTGTTGTAGATGTCACCGTCACTTGAGAAGACTTCATCAAATCCAGATCTCTCAATGATCTTGGTTCTGATGTCCATCTGACGCTTTTCCTTCTGAATCCTTCTCAGGAATGCATAGTGGATAATCTGTGTGAAGTAAGCAAATGGATTAGAAGACTTTGCTGGGTCAAAGTTCTTAATATACTGGACGCAGTTCTCAATGCCGTCGCAGATCATGTCCTCACGGAACATGTAGTTAACAAAGTTTGGTTTGTAAGACAAGTGGGTTGCAATCTTCAGGAAGCATTCACCAAGGTAATTAGTGATACGTGGGAGTGGTTCTCCTGCTTCTTGTGCTGCTTTGACTTTGGATCTGTAAACAATCAGTGCTTCCAAAAATTCTTTGTTGTTTACATAATGTTCTGATTTCTTTCTTGACATTTCATGATTCTCCTATAAATGTGTTTACATTATAGCATAAAATCAAAAGGCTTGACAAGAGTGGATTCCATCTGTAGAATAACTCTGTCAGGGTTCATAGAGAGGGCTTAGCTACTTTTATATAGTTTCTCTAAAAATACTCTTGCATCAGACACTGAAGATAAAAATCCCATCTCTTCATTAATTTCCGTTTGATTAGAGTCTCTGTCTTTATCCCTTAAGTATTTTTTATATACAGAAATATATTGCTCATCATACACTTCTGATATTGTAATTACTTTATCCATATTAATTACAATTACTGAATCATTACCTGCAGTCAACCATGGTTCTACCTTAATAGCAACTGCTCCTAAATGTTTGATAACTATATTTTCAAAAGTAACTGGATTATCTAGCAATAATAAAGTTCTACTTTCTTCTTCACATGGAGTAACTTTAGCAAAAATTTCTTCACTAGACATTAATTTTATTATTGCATAGAATTCTTCATTCATTTTGATTTGAGATTAACTGGTACAATTTCATAATTAAATTTCTCTTGATTGTAAATTTTAATTCTTTCGACTAAGTGATTTAATGTGTAGTTTTTCTTTGACTTGTAAGTGGTGTCGTCAGCAATATCATATAACACTGCTTGATTCTTCTTGTCTCCTTTTCTTAGAACTCTACCGATAGACTGTAAGTTTCTAATTCTTGACTTGGATGGTGATGCAAAGATTACGTTATGAAGGTTCTTAATATTGATGCCTGTTGAAAAAGTTCCGTATGAAGCAACAATAATTGCATCCTGCTCTTGTTCTGTAATTTCTCTTACTCTTTCTCTTTCTTGAGCATCAATGCCACCATGAACATAAAATACTTTTCGATTTCCTTTCACAGAATTATTTATTAATTCGTAAAGTGGTTCACCATGGGTAGAAACCCTACTGAATAGAACAAGAGTGTTACCTTTCAAATCCAATACTAAGTTCTTAATAAAATTATTTCTTTTCTCATGTCCAATAATATATTGAACTTCATCCTCATAAGTTTCAAACTGATATGAATCATGTTTAAGTAAAAGAACATGAATTTGTAACTGAGAAAGATGTCCTTTATCAATGAGTTCTTTTGTTTGTGTGACTTTGTATGATGGTCCAAACAATCCTTCTAGTACCCACTTATGCGTCTGTGTGCCATCTAAAGTACCAGTGAAACCAAATCTGTACTTTGCACTATCCATCTTCGTCATGATACTGACAAGAGACTTAGACTTAAATAAATGTGCTTCATCACCAATAACTACTTCAAAATCTTTGAAGAACGGTCTTGGTAATTTGTAAATGGATTGCCAGGTTGTAATTGTAACAGGATACTCATTTGTTTTCTCTCTGCCAGAGTAGATCTTATGACAGTATTCCTCAGCATTCCAACCATAATCCTCAAAGTCTTTGAACATCTGTTCTACTAAAGAAGTGGTAGGAACAACAAGAAGAATTTTTTTACCTTTCTCCGCAAAGTATCTCACTACAGAATAAATCATCAACGACTTACCTGATGCAGTTGGTGAGATTAAAAGTTTACGATTGTATTTTAGAGCATCAAAGACAGCATCAACTTGATAATCTCTTGGTTTAAATCGAGCAATACGAGTCATGTATTCTTTGACCCCTTGATAAGAGATTGTTTTATTCTCTTCAAATGGAGGACCGTAGAACTTGTTATTTTCAAATTCTACCGAATATCCATAGTTCTTTGCCCATGCAACTACTTTATCAAGTAGTCCCACATAGATCTCACCAGTATGTGAACTATACAGTCTTATCTTTCCGTCCCAATACTTGCTACGGTATTGAGGCATGAACTTTGCACCAGGAACATCAAACGTAAAATGATCTGATAGTTCTTGATTAATGTATGGTTCTGTTTTGACTGTGACGTAAACTTCATTTTTCTTGCGAATCACCAGGTCAGACATCAACTATATCCTCTTATAAACTGCTGCCACTCAATTGAGTTTTTAATTTGGTATGTTCGGTTATTAATTGTTTTAAGAATACTATCCAAGTAATTTAACATTACCTGGTAATAATCCATTTTGCTAAGTATCTTGATGAGATCTTCAT